CGCGCATTTAATCCAATCATTGCAGCATTGTGAAGGTGCAATACTCCGCTGGGAGCGCCTTTGGTACCGGCACGGCCTTCACACCAGCCGTTTGCAGCATTTTCTGCAACTGCGCCCAGGCCTCTGGGCCGCCGACGATGTTCTTGATGAACGCTTCATCCGGGGCATTCGCTCCGGCCAGCACGTCGGCCAGGGTCTTCGGCTGGGTCGGGATGTTCAACCCGGCCTTGCGCATCTGCTCCAGGGTCGCGGTATCCGTTATTTCGATGTTCACCACAGTCAGCCCCGCCAGCGCGGCGCGGTTGGCGTATAACGCACTATTGACCAGACTGCTGAACTCCGAATTAGCGCTGGCGACGCTCCCCCCAAAAGCATGCTCCAGCAGCTCGTCTCCAGCAGGTCGCAGCTTGTGCGGTCCCGCCAGATCAAGGACAACGTGATCCCGGCTCGGAAGTTCGATCAAGTCGGCGAGCACCACGTCCAGCACGTCGTTGTCGCCCCACCATTGCGACGCCTGGATGACGTGAGGCAGCTGATCCCCACGCGGCAACACCGCTGGCAGCGCGGCTCCCACACTCTCACAGCACCACTGCATCACGGCCTTGACTGAAGCGTTGTCGCTGGCGTCGATCACCGGCACGTCGATGTTGAACCAGGCCCACCCGGTACTGCCGTCAATTGTGATCTTGTGGTCCCCGATCTTCTGCATGGTCGCGATGTCGAGATTGGTGGCCCCGACAATGCAGGGCTTGTCCATCGCCCTGGCCACCACGGCGGCGTGACTGGTGGCTCCCCCGGTCTGGGTCAGGATGCCGACGGCCTTGGCCATGCCCGCAATATCTTCCGGGGTGGTCTCGTGGGTCACCAGAATGCAGGGTTCAGTGCAATTAATTGCATCTTGACTGGAAAACACCGGTTTCCCGCTCACCACGCCCGGGCAGGCCGGAAGTCCGGTCAGGCTGGGCTTCTCCTTGAACTTGGGGTCGATGCTGGGACGCCGCACGATTTTGAACTGCTCCCGGGTCAGCCGGGACAAAGCGGTGGCACGGTCGATCACCCCTTCTTCCACCAGGTCGTGGGCGATCTGGAACGCGGCCCGCGCCGACCGCTTCCCGGCCCGGCTCTGCAGGATGAACAGCTCGCCCTGCTGCACGGTGAACTCGATGTCCACCATGTCGCGATACTCATCTTCGAGCTTTACACAAACCTCTGATAACTGCGTCGCCCAAGGCAGATCGAACTGTGAACCCTTCTCGAACGTCAGCTTCAGTGGCGTCCTGATCCCGGCCACCACGTCTTCACCCTGGGCGTTGGTGAGATATTCGGCCATGATCGACTTCTCCCCGGTGCTGGGGTCGCGGGTGAACAGCACCCCGGAGCCGCTGTCCTCGCCCATGTTGCCGAACACCATGCACTGCACCGTGACGGCGGTGCCCATATCGTCGGGGATATTGTTGATCTTGCGGTACTCGATGGCGCGCGGGTTCATCCAGCTGTCAAACACCGCCTTGATCGCAAACCCGAGCTGCTGCTTGGCATCGTCTGGAAATTCGATCTTGGCGTTCTGCTGAAATACTTCCGCGTAGCGTACAATCAGCTTCTTGAGCGCCTTCTTGCTCAACTCGGCATCGACTTTGACGTTCTCTTCCTTTTTGATCGACGCCAGCTGGAACTCGAACTTTTCATGCACGATCCCGAAAGCGGTGCCGCCGAGCATCTGGATCAAGCGGCGGTAGCTATCCAGCGCAGGCTTGTCACCGATCCGTTGCGCCCATTCCTGCATGTTAGCCGTGGTCAACCCGACATTCAGGATGGTGTCCATCATCCCCGGCATCGATATCGGGGCCCCTGACCTGACCGACACCAGCGGTGCGTACCCCATCACGTCCGTTAGCCACTGATAATACTCCCAGGCCTGCTCCAGGATCATGTTCAAAAACACGTCCTTGTCAGAGACTTTGCGATACTCGTTACAGTAGCCCGTGGGAATGGTGAAGCCGGGAGGTACCGGTAAGCCCATATTGCACATCTGCACGAGCGCCGCGCCCTTGCCGCCCAAGGTTTTCTTGAGATCGGCTACATGCGACTGGAGTTTATAGCCCTCTTGCTTCGCCAGCTCCTTGCTGAACCGGTAAATCGCAACGTCGTCACTGCCCATTATGCCCTCCTTGGCTGGGTGATGTGGTGAAATGTGAGGTTGATTATAGGATTTAAGACGAAAAAGTAAATGGTTGGGTTACTTTTTAAGCGCCTTGGCCAGATCGCCGAGCGTCTCCCCGATCCCCAGCCCCATCAGGATGCCGGTGATCATCACGAAACCGTAGAACTGGGCGTTCTGGTGCAGCATGTTGTCAGACTTGCCGTGCAGCATCAGCCACCACTCCATGTAGCCGCTGATCATCAATGTAATAATGCTGATCGTCCAGCGCAAAATCCGCGCGGTTTGGCTGTTTTCAGTTGAGAGTGGGCTGGGAGCTTCCGGGTCCATCCCCGATCACCTTCTTTTGAGCGACGGCAATTTTGTAGACGCCTTCCTTGCGGGCGGCGGTCAGCATCTTCTTGGCTTCGGCCCTCAAAATCCACTCGTTGTACTTATAGCCCTCGACGTGGTCGAACTGTTTCAGGTCATCCACGCACACCATCGACACCAGGACACCCAGGTTCTGCGGATCAGCCAGGAAGTTTTCGTCAACGAGCAGCAGGCAAAACATCGCGCAAGCGTAAAAACCATGGACGTACTCGTCCGGGGAGAGTACGTAGAGCACCCGTTGCGCGATCCGGTCGATTTCCACCGCGCAGCGCTGTATCGCATGGCTATCGTTTCCAAGCCCGGCTAGCGGGGCCGCAGCCCCGACGTTCAGCCGATGCACGATATCGGGACGCAATCGGTAGCCGCCAGCCACTACTGATTGGGCCATCAGATACATCATGTGCGCGGGTAGCGCCTCCTCGATCACGGACATCTCCAGCAATGCCCGGTCGTAACTGTCCTGCGTCTTCAGTGCTGTAGTCATCATCCGCCTCAACCCCGCCCTCGATCAGGGCCCATTGTCTAAACTGGTCATCGACCCACACGACGTCACCGTCAATCTGAAACTCGGCCCCCTGGTCAACCAGAGCGTCGGTGAAATTGAGCTGGTTCATCGTTGAGTGGAAAGCGAACCGAGTTAGGGCCATCACGAAGCTCCTCCATGACGCGGTCGTTGCGCCGCTCGATCCCGCGTTGCGCCCGCATCCGATCCGTGTAGCCGAGCCCGGCCATTGCGTTGGACCTGGCGTGGGTGACGCTGCGCGGCACGTTGATCAGCGGAATGTTGTGCATCGACCAAATCTCGCGGCGCATCGTCAACCCGTAGGCCACCCCCGCCATCGCATCGGCGACGTCCTTGGAGCCCTTGGGTCGGTGATCGATTGTCTGCTTCTTTTGGTCAACTTCAAGCTGGTTGATCTCGGACTGGGCGTGCTTGTGTTCCGGGGCCAGCACCCGCTCGTCGTACAGCGCGTACTTCAGCACGTCATAGGCGGCGGTGTCGGTATCGACCGACTGGTAGCCGCACCTGAAGCCTTGCTGCGCCAGCAGGTTCAAGGTGTCTTTCGACATCATCTGGTTGTCCGAGGTCACCCACTTGATCGGGAGCCCGAGGTCGCGCAGCTTGTAGATCAGCTGCCGTACCAAGGAGAATTCGATCTCCCCGTTCTTCGGCGGCATGATCCGCAGCAGGGCATCGAACTGGATCACCGGCAGGATTTCATTGATCTCGCCCCGGTTGATCGCCACGAACTTGGGAACGTGGCCGACGGCGAAGCCGCAGGCGTCGCGGCTGATGCCGAGGTCGAGATGCACAAAGCGCGGCATCTCCGGGTTGACGACGCGCTTCGGGTAGATCAGCACCCGGCTGGCCTTGAAGTCGCATTCCGGCCGCGACAATAGCGACGGCACCTTGCCGAAGGCGGCGGCCACCTTGTCGGTGTTGGAGATAAACGGGTTCATGGCCTGGGTCGCCACCCCGGCGACGTCGCGCAAGGCCTTCAGGATGTCGTTGTCGAAATGGTGCCGCTCTTCCTGCGGGATGGTCATCACCAGGTGGCGGTCGTCGTCGGCGACGTCTTCACCCGGCTCCAGGACGTGCGGCTTGCGGGTGGCATCGCCGACGAAGACCTGGAACGAAAGCGGGCAGTCCTCGCCATAGCGGTCCAGCACCCACTGCGGCAGCTTGCCGGTGAACATGCCGTAGCGGTTCGGCCGCACCTCCCACAACCGCTTGTCATAGACGTAGATGCGCTTGTTGGTCTTGGCCTCTTCCTCCTTGCGGTCGGTGAACTGGCCGGGGTACTTGCGCGACGACACCAGGCACAGCATCCCCGGTAGGTCGGTGACGTGGGCGAAGCGGCTCGACCGCCGCCGTGCGATAGCGTTGTAGTTCTCCACCGCCTGGTCGTACTCGCCGCCGCCCGTCGCCTGCTTGGACTTCTCGATCACATCCATGAAGTTGATCTCGTCCATGATGCCGCCGATCACGTTGGCACCGATGGCGGCGGTGTCGTGCCCCGCCACCGGCTTGATGCCGATATTGCGCGGGAAGCGCAGCTCGCTTTCGAGGTCTTTGCGGAACTGGAACCGCTCCTGGAAGTACGGCCCGTTGCTGATCATGTCGCGCAGCCGCTTGTAGTCGATGTCGCTTGCGGTCTGCTTGTTGACCGACTGGAACACCATCAGGATTTCCGACGACGGGTCCATGTCGAAAGTCTCGTGCGGGTCCTGCATGCAGCTGAGCAGGTAGGTCTGGTAGGCCATGGTGTAGAGCGCCAGGGTGGTGTTGTGTGTCGGGATGAACGCTTTCCCCACTAGATACAGCGCATCGGCGCTATCGACCGTAATGCAGCGCACCGGGACGCTCGGTGTCG